TAATATTGCCATCTAAATAACCATTACAATGAAAACGCTTAACTTTTACTAAAGAAGTTCCGCTTTGTGAAGAATAGGTTGCACCTAAAGTAGCTCCTATAAATACTGTGTAATCAACTGAAGAAGAGCCAAAATAATTATCTCTTCTGGCTTCTTTTATTTCTATAGCATCTAAAACACCATTGCCATTTGCATCATATAAAGTAAGAAGCTCACCAACTTTATTTTGCCACCAAGTTTCTTCAGTACCTAAAACAGTTATAAAATCATCACCTTGTACACCACTCCATGTAAGTGATTGTGCCGACCCATTGAAGTAAGGCTGGTCTACTAATGTATCTGCTTTATTAGCAGCAGCAGTAAAGGTAGAGAAATTGATTTGTGAACTTGGTATTTGTTTTCCGTATTCTGCATTTAATATATAGTCTTGAAAGCAAATAGCTGGATTATCTGACCACTCATAAGTGCTTGGTGTTGCCAGTCTTTGGCTACCACTTCCGCCATTTGTTGAATCTTGTCTTTGGTCATAAACTTTCTTACCCCTAACCTGCACTGTTATATTTGGAACTCCACGAAAAGTCCCACGAGAATCATAAATAAACGAGCAAGCTAAATATGCTACGCCATCTAATCTATGTGCTGTAGTCCACTGGCTTCCAATAGATGCTCTAAGCATTGGGTCTGCTGATTGTGATGCAGCCCCATGATGGGCATTTATTACATACCTATAACCGCCTAAAGCTGGGTTTGTTCCAAAAGTACCGCTTGTTAAATCTACTGAGCCAGAGGTTTGATTTGCTGTACATAAGCTCCTAGCACCAGAGGAAACTTTGTCTGACCCTATATAACCGCCATTTCTCCATTGATTAGGGTCTGTTAATGGGTTTCCGTCTATCTCTAATGTTTCTAACATTATTTCTTCAACTTCACCTACGCATAAAGCATAGACCACAAACAAATGCTGAGAATGATTATCTGCTGTATCCATGTAAATAATTTGATTACCTACTCTTCTATTACCATATATAACTGGCAATTTTCCACCAGCAGCAGTTTTATTAGCAAGAATATCCTGTCCTTTAGCCAGCATTTGCCTAGATTCACGATAGCCTTTAACACCAATAGCAAGGGTGGCTAGGGTTAATGCAGCATCTATATATACCTTATACTTTACATACGCTTCACCAACTGCAACAAAGAACCTTACTATTGCCTGCCAAACCATTTAAGAACCCCACCTAACATCATTTTTAACTTGAGTAGCAAATTCAAAACCCCTATCACCAGAACTAAAAGATTGCTGAGATTCGTCTGAATAATGCCTGCCTTTAGTAAGATTCCAATTTGCCCAGTGTGAAGCAACAGTCATGCTTAATACTGAACTTTCTATTGCTTCAGAAACAACAACATTTCTAATTTGACCAGTAAAGTAATTTATAGCACCAACTAATGTTTCTGATTCGTCAAAATAAGCTAAATATATTTCAACTGTTTTGTCTGTAAAAGAACCATCCTGAACTAAAGACCTTACTTGGTCTGTAATATTGGAAAAACCTAAATTTATTTCATTAACCTGTAATTGCCCTGTTTCTGTAGTTGTATCTACAGTTAAAAAAGAGCCACCAGCTTCATAAGAATTAGAGTTATAAGTAACATTAGAATACCAATCAGTTAATCTAATCGTTGTAGATAAACCTAGCTCAACCAAAAAAGCTGTTTTAGTTGCTGTTGATGATACTTGGGTTTGTAATGCTGTAGATAAACTTCTAGGCATTAGACAATAACTTCCCTGACATCAAATGAAATACTATAAAAACCATTAGCATCTGTAGAATAAACAATCTCATTATTTTCAAGATATACAGTAAAGCTAGGCTTATTAACAGTAACAGCATTATTGTCTGTTAAAGCTGTTACTAGGTTTGGACTTATTAAGACTGTTAATGCACCAGAGCTATTAGAATCTATATCTGACTGAACCATATAAACTTTTGAATGATTGGCAAACTTAATCAAATCACCAGCTTTTAAAGCCCCTGTCTGGCTAGCTGTAAAGCCATCTAGGGCTATAGAAGCATCTCCTGATACATGTGCTCCAACTACTTGTATATCTGTTTCTGACTTGCCTGCACCTAAGTTATCTAGTGGTGCTTGAATTGTAAAATCCTCAAAACTGCCTTTTTGTTTTTGTAGAAATGCAAATATCTCTTGAGACTTTTCTTGTTGTAATGGTGGCATTGCAACTGTAAAAGAAAAATATTGTGCTCCAATTTGTCTAACTTGTTTTCTACCAGATAAAGTCTGATTCAACAATGTAGGTCTATTGTCTTTAAAGTTTAATGACCTAAAATTTGGGTCTGTAGGAAATTGTCCAGCCATTACACCACTCCCATTCTGCCTTGATTATTCATGGCTTGATTTATGATTGAGGTTATCAATCCTTTTCTTGATGTTAGTAACTGGTCAAAGCCAGCAGCATCTACTGTTGATATATTAAAGTTTACTGTTGCACCACCAGAGCCTTGTCCTTTGGTATGGTCTATAACAGTTTCATTAGGATGTAATATTGCTGGGAATCCACCCCTTCCATCTATACCACCAGCCCTTACACCTGAACCAGTAAAACCGCCACCCTCATTACTAGATTCAAATAAAGTATCGCCATCAGTCAAAAGGTTGTATTTAAAATCTTGTATTTTCCCAATCTGACCCTTAACCAAGCCAACTAATTTTTGAACTATGAATACTTGTATTAATTCATTGATAACTGCCCTAGCAACTGATGTGGCTAAATCTTTAAAATCCATGAATTGTTTGCTTGTTAGGTCAAAGAAATCTGTAAATGCTTTTGTAAGTTGACCATCAATAGTGTCTGCAAATGATTTAACTATTGTTATGCTTTCTTTTACAGATTCGCCAACAGCATTAGCAGAATCTTTTTGTGCCAATTGCAATCTTTTTTCTATTTCAATTTGCTTTTCTCTTTTTGCTATAACCTCTTCTAATACCGCCACCTGCTTTTTTGCTGCTTCTAGTGGTCGTGTATATTGGGCAATTTCTCCAAATCTTTTTATATTTTTTGCATTTCTATCTAATTTTTCATTTTGTTTATCTAAAGACTCATTTAATTCATCTAAAGATTTTGTAAATAAATCAGGCTTGATTAAACCCATTGTTTCAGCAAAATCTAGAATAGCCTTTGATGTATTTATAAAAGCAGTTTGCAATGGCAAAAGAACTTGTCGTTTAAGCCTGTTCATAGTGTCATTAAATGCTTCGGCATTTCTTATGGTTTCTTCATCAATAACGCCTGAAGCAGATTCAGCCAAATCCTCCATAGCAACAGCACCACTATTTAAAAGATTAGCCATTGTTATACCAACCTTTGCACCAAAGACTTGAGCTAATAAAGCATTTCTTTCAAAAGGCTCTTGTATAGATTCTAAAGTTACAAAAAACTCTTTAAATAAATCTTCGGATTTTTTGGTTTGACCGCTTGAGTCTTTTATAGAAAGACCCATTTCTTCAAAAGCTCGTTTAGCTAACCCAGTCCCTTGAGCAGCTTCACCAACACCTTTGGAAAAAAATCTAAGAGCTTTATTAAATTGCTCTGTTTCTATTCCTGACTGTTGTGCAGCAAATTGATATTGTTGTAAAAATTTTGTACTTACGCCAATAGAGTCAGCAGTTTTACCAATATTATCTGCAAGAGCTAAACTTTCTTGACCAAACTGCACAATCTGCCTAATAGCAAATACACCAGCAAAAGCACCAGCCAATTTCTTCATAGACTGTTGAGTTTTGTTTATATTTTTATTTACGCCATTGAATCCAGACTTGGTATTATCCTTTGCTGAAATTCTTAATTTATAATCAGTTGCCATTTTTTATTTGCCTATTTTTTTCCTCTAAATATGCTATCCATCCTGTAAATTCGGATAAGGTCATCTTTTCTTCTAGCTCTTGTAATGTGCAATGCAACATTTCAGCTAAATAATACCTAGCAAATAAGTCCTTATCCTCTGCTACTTTTTTGCTTGTTGTTCTACTGTTGGAGAAGACATTATTTCAGTCGCAACTCTAGCTAGAACATCTTTATCTACACCATTCATCAACGCATGTTTATCTGATAAATCAAATACTTTTTCACCATCAGAATCTAATGCTTTGTGTATTAAGCAATAAGCCATTAACGCAACGTCATCATCTTTTGCATATCTTTGCAATTTAGACATTTCTGCTAGCGTTAGTGGCTTTGCAAATACTTTAAGCACTTCATCCCCATCACTCCATTCAGGTATTTCTATTTCTTTAACTTCTAAAGAATCAAAATGTGCCTTAGCTCTCTCTATAGCTTTCATGGTTATGCTGTTGCCAGCGTTAATACGCCAGAGC